GCCGCCCGCCGCATCGAAGCGCCGCGGCCCGCTGCCGGCACCGCCGCCCCCGCCTCCCTCGGTGGGCTGGGTCGACGAGTCGTAGCCCATGAGCCGCGGCCCCGCGATCCTGCTGTCGCTCGCGGCGCTCCTCGCCGAGCAGTCGCAGCGACAGGCGCGCGCCGCCGGTGCCAACGCCGACCAGGCCGCCCGCCTCGCCGCGGTTGCCGCCGAACTCCGCGTCTACCACCCGAAGCAGGGCGCGTTCTGCGAGGCCACGTCGAAGCGCCGCGCCGCGAAGTGCACCCGCCGCGCCGGCAAGTCGCGCGGCATCCTCCGCGAGTCGCTGGCCCGCTGCCTGACGCGCGCCCGGCACCGCGTCGTCTACTGCCACGCGACCCGGGCCGAGGCCGAGCGGATCGCCTGGCGCAGCGACGTCGGCGACGGCTGGCGCGATCTCGTCGAGCGGTCGGGGCTCAAGGTCGCGCGCACCCGCCGCGAGTTCGAGACGAAGCCCGACGCCGACTGCCTCGTCAACGAGAGCGACCTGACGATCGAGTTCCGCAACGGCTCGCAGCTCGCGATCTTCGCCGCGGACCGCGCCGAGGACGCCGACAAGCTGCGGGGCGGCGAGAAAGACCTGGTCATCGTCGACGAGGCGCAGCAGTTCCCGGCGCTCGACTACTTCGTCGACAACGTCGCCGAGGCGATGCTGGCCAAGCCCGCCGGCGTCGAGTCGGGCGAGCTGTGGCTGACCGGGACGCCGTCGCGACAGTTGTCGGGGCTGTTTTTCGAGATCACCAAGGAGCCCGAGCAGGGGCCGCGCAAGGCCGGCTGGGACGTCCACGAGTGGGCCGTCATCGACAACCCGTACTTCGGGTCCACCGCCGAGGAACGGTGGGAGGCGACGGCCGGGGCCACGCTGCGCAGCAAGGGCTGGAGCCTCGACGAGCCGCCGCCGCAGTTCATCCGCGAGTGGCTGGGCAAGTGGACGACGGGCGACGCGCTCTACGTCTACGCGGTCCACGCCAAGCCGCCGCCCGAGTTCGGCGCGGTGCGGGTCGACCCCAAGACCGGCGCCTACGACCACCGCGCGGCCGTCGCGGACCTGCCGCCGTTCTTCGTCGACGAGCGCGGCGTCCAGGAGTCGATCCGCTGGTACTACACGATGGGCGCCGACTTCGGCTACCGCCCGGACCCGTTCGCGTGGGTGCTGTGGGCCTGGTCGCCGCAGATCGACGACGTCTACGAGATGGGGGCGTGGAAGCGCACCGAGCTGACGCCCGACGAGATGCGCGACCACATGCACGCGGTCTGGGCGCAGTGCAAGGAGGCGCTGGTGTCGATCCGCGGCGACGCCGGCGGGGCGATGGCGAGCGCGTCGATCGCGCAGTGGGAGGAAGTGATCAAGCTGCCGATCGAGCCCGCCAACAAGTCCGGCCTCAAGGAGACGGCGATCGAACTGTTCAACGGCGAGATCTACTCGGGGCGCATCCACTACCGCCGCGGGTCGGCGCTCCTCGCCGAGCAACGCGAGCTGCAGTGGCGGATCCTGCCGAGCGGCAAGCGTGTCGAGTGGAAGGAACGCGCGGTCGACGGCGTCAAGCACGGCAACCACTGCAGCGACGCTGGTCTGTACGGGCTGCGGGACATCCTCGGCCGGCAGACGCAGCACGCCCCGCCGCCGACCGATCCGCAGGCGGACGAGCGCGCGCAGGTGGCCCGGTGGCTCGCCGCGAGCACGAAACGAGCGGCGCTCGACGATGACCTGTACGGAGGTGGGTGATGCGCATCGCGATCACGGGCGGCCCGCAGACCGGCAAGACCACGCTGGCGACAACGCTCGGCGCGCCGGTCATCCACGGCGACGACTTCATGCATCTCGGCTGGTCGCAGTCCTCGCAGGCGCTGGCCCACGCGATGCGCGCGCCCGGGCCGTGGGTCGCCGAGGGCGTCCAGGTCCCGCGGGCGCTGCGCAAGATGCTCGAGGCGCGCCCCGACGTGAAGCCGATCGACCGGCTGATCGTGCTCGGGACGCCGCGCAAGGACCAATCCGAGGGCCAACGGCGCATGGCGCTCGGCCTCGACACCGTGCTGTCCGAGCTGCTGCCGCGCCTGCGGAGCCTCGGCGTGGAGATCGAGAAGCGATGAGCGCCCCGCCCAAGTACGTCCCCGAGATCGACTCGACCGCCTACGAGCCGCGCGCGATCGGCGACGAGGCCACCGCTGCGGCCGTCGCTGGCGCGCAGGAGCTGCTCGCGTGGATGCGCGCCCACGGCTACCGGGCGCAGTCGATCCAGGTCGGCCCGGTCCAGGTGATCGGCGTCTGCGACGACTTCCCGCGGCGCCACGCGCCGACCCCGTCCGACCCCAGCTTCGAGGACTGACCCCATGGCCGAGATGACCGAACCGCCCGAGATCGACATCGGCTCTGCGAAGCGCCAAGGCGCGACCGTGCGCACCGGCGACGCCGCCGACGCGAAGTTCTGGGACGCGCCGGTCGGTGACGACCCGTGTCAGCCGACGCCGGTGCACGGCAAGGTCATCGAGTGGTCCGGGCGGTTGCGCACGGCGTGGAAGAAGCTGACCCGCGCCGACCGCGAGCATGACGCGATCTACGAGTCCCGCCGCCTGACCCGCCGTGGCGGGGCGGTGCGCGCGGCCGGGCTGCGGCAGCTCGACCTCGCCGGCTTCGACTCGACGCGCCTGTTCGTCACCACCTCGATCGTCGACACGTTCGTCGCGCGGATGGCCAAGCGCAAGGCCATGCCGATGTTCGTCGTCGATGACGCCGAGTGGTCGCTCAAGCAACGGGCGCAGGACTGCCGGCGGTGGCTCCACGGCAAGCTGCGCGAGGCCAGCTTCGACAAGCTCTACCCCGCGATCATCCGCGACGCCTCGGTGCGCGGCGACGGCGTCGTCTACGTCGACGAGACGGACGACGACATCCTGATCGAGCGGGTCCACCGCCGCGAGTTGCTCGTCGACCCGTACGAGGCGCGGCAGGGCGCCGGGGCCGTGCGGACGATGTACCGCGTGCGCGCCGTGAGCCGCGACAGCCTGATCGCCCGGTTCCCGCACCACGCCGCCGCGATCCGCAACGCGCCGCCGTCGATCGAGCCCGAGGTGTCGACGGCCGACTGGCTGGCCTCCGAGGGTGCGCTCGGAACCCGCGACACGGTGGACTTCGTCGAGGCGTGGCACCTGTCCGACGACGACTGCGACGACGCGGACGACGCCTGCACGGGCCGCCGCGCCGCGTGCATCGAGGGCGCGACGCTGTGCTACGAGAACTGGACCACGCCGCGGTTCCCGTTCGCGCGGCTGACCCGGTACGCGCCCCAAGACGGGTTCTGGGGCCGCGGCGACGTCGAGCTGCTGCGATCGCTGCAGGCGATGATCAACCAGATGGTCGACGACATCGGCATGAACGTGTCGGTCACCGGCAAGGGTGTGTGGATCACGCCGCCGGGCATCCAGCCGGGCCAGCTCGTCGGCTACCGGCCGTTCCACCTCGAGATGCCGGCGGGCGCGCAGGGCCGGACCGAGTTCTACCACCCGCCGCCCGTCTCGCCGGCGACGCTCGACCTGCTCGAGCGGTTCATCGGCAAGGCCCATGAGCTCACCGGCGCCGCGCAGTGGTTCTCGCAGGGCCGCAGCCCGCTAGGGGCCGGGGCGTCGGGCGTCGCGCTCGACACGCAAGAGGATCTGCTCAGCGACCGTCACTCGGTGTTCGAGGGCGGCTGCTCGCAGTTCGTCGTCGACGTCGCGCAGTGTCTGATCGACGCGGCCCGCCGGTGCGCGTTGCGCATGAAGGCGGCCGAGAGCGGCGAGGACGGCGAGGCGTACGACGAGGAGACTGACGACGGCATGGAGGACGGCAAGACGCCGCCGCGGAAGCGCAAGCGGACGCTGCCGTCGGCGTGGCTCGACAAGACCGGGATGCACCGCTTCGACTGGGACAGCGTGGCGATGGAGGAGGAGCAGTACCGGCTGCAGATCGAGCCGACCAGCTCGATCCCGTCGACCCGCGCCGGGAAGCTGGCGTGGATCTCTGAGATGATCGGCAAGGGCGTCATGCCGTCGTCGTCGGCCGCGCTGCTCTACGACGAGCCCGACGTCGCCCACGCCAACCGGGTGCAGCTCGCGGCGCTCAAGAACGTCGAGCGCATGGTCGAGCTCGCCGGCGACCCGACCAAGGAACTGCCGACGCCCGAGGAGTGGCACGACCTCGACGCGCTGCTCGTCTACTGCAAGGCGTACTACAACCGCGCGCAGGCCGAGAACGCGCCCGAGGAAGTCCAGTCGCGCTACCGCGACCTGGGCGACGCGGCGTTGCTCATCCGCGACCGCGGCAAGCAGGAGCCGGCGGTCAATCCGACTGCGCCACCGCAACCGCCGGGGCCGCCGATGGGCGCGCCGCCCGGCCCCGATCCGATGGCGGCCGGCATGCCGCCGGGAATGTGAGCCACCGTGAGTGACCTAGGAGCAACGTCCGTCCCCGGTGCGATCGTCGGCACCGACACCGCCGTCGCCTCGTCCTTCGCCGCGCCGATCGTCGAGGTCGTCATGGGCAGCGACGCCGAGGCGCGCACCGCCGCGACCGCGCCCCGCATCGCCACCGGCGATCGGCTGGCGGCGATCATCGCGCGCGGCAAGGAGGGCGACGCCAAGCCCGTCGAGGCCAAGACCGTCGAGACGCCGGCCGATCCGCCGGCCGCGCCGGACGAGGCCGCCCCCGACGAGCCCCCGGCCGACGGCGAGGCCAAGCCCGACGATCCGCCCGAGGACAAACCCGACGAGGCCAAGCCGGACCCGGCCGCCGCGGCGGTGCACGTCGCCGAGCTCGAGGCTGCCCGGGCCGAGGCGGCGCTCCTGCGCCGGCAGCTCGAGTCGACGGGCACCGTCACGGACGACGACCGGCTGGGCTACGTCGACAAGCCCCTGGAGTCGATCCGCGGGTTCATCGCGCAGCGCCTCGGGGTCAAGCAAGACTCCAAGGAAGTCGCGGAGGAACTGGCTTTCTTGCGCCAAGAGTTACTGATCGACGCGATCGGTGCTGATACTCTGGCGGACGACAGGAAGCTTCAGCGCAGCCAGGAACACACCGACCGCCGCTGGCGACTCGGACAGCAACTCCAGGCAGCTTCCAAGGAGACGCAGCGAGCCACCGAACAGCGGTCCGCCGCT